CCAACTGCGGTCTGTAGCCCCACCGACAACAGACTTTTTGAGAACATTCTCGACACTTTCATTTGCAAAGAAGGTATCATGAAAGCCGTCTTCAACTGTCTTACGGGCATTATATACTGGGTGTTCTGCACCTCATAAGCCACGTTGGGCTGAATGATCAACCACGTCAGAGGTGAGAAACGACGTAATGCCGTGACCGACAAGCACATCATTTGCCGCTGGAAAACAAAGGGTCTGGCACTCGCTATCTGCTGATAATTGGTCAAACCACTGTCATAAAAGCGCTCTTGTCCATCCCTTTCAACAGCCTCAACATTGAGTGTCACCTTGTAAGTCCATTGCTTCCGCTGCCCAATCCATGAGACATCACCTCGCCATGTCGTCTGAAAAGCATCGCAAATGGGGACATCCCGCTCCGAAGCAAGGCGTTTCTGTACCGTCTCATACGCCATATCCGCTGATGCCTGCAGCCCCATTCGGTTCTTCGTGTACGTAGAAAGCCCTATCAGATAGTTACTCCCTTCGTATTTAACAGCGTTCTGCAGTCCCTTGAAGCGGAAGTATTGCATACCAAGTCCCATGAGATGATAGAGCACACGGTTGCCTTGTGGGTTCATAAACAGTACGTTACTCTGCTGATTATATCTGCCTGCACCAGCCGTCAGACCAACCATCCGCTGCACCGACACGGCATATCCAGCACCCAAACGTACCTGAACATCAAGTGAAGTATTCTTCGGACGAGGGTCAACATCGCGATATTCCGTCGTAGAACGGTAACTTAACTCTGCTCCTAACGCCAGTTTGCTCAGCTGATGAGCGTATCCGCCACGGAAAAGATAGTATTCTCGCAGCATAGAGAGCGTTGTTGTGTCGGCAATAACATATGGAAAGACACGTTTATAATCACTGTTCAGATTCCAGGAGATACCCATTCGCCGTCCATTCTCATAGCAAGCCTCTCCCCAAGCCACAGCATTCTTACTTGTTTTCATGTGTGATTGTGCCCTGAAAAACATCAGTTCAGCTCCCGAACCCTGCTGTGCATCAAGGGGAAGTGAGGTGTTATCATGCTGATAACCAGCCTTTATCTGAGAGAAACTATGGTGGAATTCATCCAGATTTGATGTGATATCCGTCCCATTCAGTCGGCTGAAATAACGCAAATAGGTATCAGCCTCCCTCACATACACCAACGAATGTGAGGGAAGAGAATCCCTTTCGCTCTCCTGAGCAGCCCCCATGAGCGGCAAACAACAGCAGATTACGATGAGAAAGCAGTGATATAACCTACTTAAAGACATACCATGGATTGGCTTTTACCGTCTCAAAGTCGTGCTGAGAGTCGTTTGTATCAATCAATTTATGCGTTTTTGAATTGTATTTCCTGCGTACTGACTTGCCATAACGGTTCTTATCATGGTCTACTTCAGAGAACCATGCATAGCCATTGTCCAATGTTGGACTGATAACATTCCACTTCTTCATATCCTTGATAGCCAACACCACGGCATCAAGAATCCATGTGTTAGGAACCTTAACAGCATGGAACTTCATGTCCTTGGACGTTGATCCATATACAAACCGATAGGAATAATCATACTGATAAGCCTTATCCGTAAGGTAAGTACGACTGTCTACGCCCAGAAAACCAATGACATAAGCATAGAAACCACGGTCATGTGGACCCCAGATGGTACGTGAATAGGTGTAGAGACGCTCCATATTCGGTACTGCAGGGTTATCAATATCCGTCACTCTGGGGTTTGTTGACTCATCAAACCACTCCCAATCTGCCTTTGAAAGATCGAAGGAATTAGGGTTACGATCAGCCGTTGTGTGGTCTATAGCATTGTCACAGATGATGAGAGAAGCCCCTGGTTGCACAGGATATTTCTTGTCTTTACCATGTATTCCAGGTACTTTCGTGAGATATTGGAGGGGTGTTTCCTTATCTAATATATAAGGTTTATAGTCCTGATGTATCATCTGTTGGAACGCACTCTCGCCTATAAACAACCCATCAGCATACATAACAGTGTCCGAATTGTTTGTGATTCGGAAGTATTGGTCGCCTGTATACGGGTCACCAGATGGTCTTAACGTGCGTGCAGCATGTATTTCAGCTATCACAAAGCCGTTGTCCATGTTGGGAGAGAAGAGGTTTACGATGACAGAAGACGCCACATCAGCGCCATTTTGTACGATAGTATGGTTCATAAGGTTACCTCTGACGGTGCTTGGGGTCTTCAATCGACTGTGATAAACAGCCTTTGCCTCAAGCTCAACATTGTAAAGTCCCTCGGCAATGGTCAGGGTATCGAGTGTTACTGTAGGTGGATTCCCTTCCGTAACAGCCTCCCGAGCAATATTCGGGACGGTGAAAGAGCTGTCTCTTCCCGTAGAAACATTATGTACTTTCACATGAAATGCCACGAGAGAGTCGACATCCTGGAAGCCTTGAGGTAAGCCTATCTTAAGCACAAGTTTAGCATATTTAATCGAAACCTTGCCCGATGGGACGTCATCATTGGTGCAAGCATTACCCAGAAGCAATGCCAATGCCATCACAGGGATGGTCTTTAAGAGATTTTTCATCATCTATTTGTTATGTTATAAATACTCATTTCATATCTTCAACCCTATCTCCATGCCGAAATAAGGGGAGAAAGTACGACGCACGATGAAGCCATTGACTTCGTAATCGGGGGCTACATAGAACACTCTATCAGCGAAAAACGACAGTGATAGATGCCGTCCGAAATGCTTTGTAGCCTTGAAATTGACGAGCATATAGCTTCTTTCCCGATAGTCCATGTCCTGTCCTGCAGTGCCTGTCAGCACCAACCACCGCAGATAAGGGTCACTTTGGTCAGCCTCAACATACGGATGTACGGTGCCAGTGATGTCCATATAGCCCATAGGAACACTCGATGTGGCAGGTCGTTTGGTGTTACTCATCCAGAAACACTCCGCTGTTGCCGACAGAATCAACCCCAGTTTGTCCACATAAGAGTCGAAGATGAAGTTCGAAGTGAATACCTGTTTGTCGTATTTATCCGTACTCATATAGTATCCGGCATACCTGTCTGCTATGGCAACAGTACCCACTACGACGTTAGGAGCCGACCGAAACAAGGGTATACTGTTCTCATATAGGGTTCGGAACCACGCCCCATTCACCGTGATACGGGTCTGAATGACGGGTATTCGAGGGGAGGAATACTGGAATTCTATGCCTTGTTTCATTATTCGTGAGCCGTTTTCGGTTCGTCCATAACCATCTAACAGGGTGTCAGTGACCACAGGTAGGGATGCCAAAGACGGTGGACCCGTAAGTGCAGAAGGGTTAATCACCGAGGTATCATACCTCTTATAGATGAAAGGACGCATCGTTGTGGTACTTCTGAAGCCGTCTTTCATGTCCTCATGGAAGTAAGTTACACTGAAATGGTGTGCTCCTTTGTCCATTCCCAGACGTATTTCCCACTTCTTATTACGTGCCGGACGGAGGTCAGGGTTAACCTGATTGAGCTTATATGTACGTATATGAATACGCTTATAGGCTGGTCTGACATCCCAATAGTTCATCTCCGTGATGTCCTTATACACGTAATCGGGATATAAATCCAGCACTGTCGGCATCTTGGTCATCATCCCAAAGCCTCCGGAAACAAAGCTTTTGAAGCCCAGAAAGGATGGGAAATCCCACTGAACATTAACTCTTGTATCCGTAAAGAGCTTCCCATGGACGGCATAAGATGCTGGAATATTCAGCATTTGGGTGGTACGAAGTCCTGCCATCACCGTCAGTTGGTGTTTACCAATGGGCATTGTGGCTTTGTCTTCGGCATAGAAGGAGAGGATATCTGTGGCTGGTATGTCTTTATATGCCCGTGGCCTGCGGGCTGTAGAGGCGTGAAGTGGCTTGGTAATATCGAAGATCTGCCCTCTACCATAGTTCTTATTCAACAGGAATTCACCACCTGCCGTGATGTGATGGCTGATGAATGACGTCTGTGCCAACCATTCTGTCTCTCCTCTAAGAGTACTGTAAAAGGGCTTTCCTTCCACCCTATAGTCACAGATATACTGCATGGGAAGGAACAATCCATCGTATTCTCCACTCTCATATGCCAACGGTACGACGTAATCACGCTGTAAAGCGACGGCTTCAGTCTGGTGTATTCTGTCGGAAGCAAGGCTTGCCGAGTATGCCAAAGACACACTCTGGAGTCCCACCAATACCTTTCTGCGAAGCAATAGCCGATGGTTCATCCCCATTTTAAGGTAAGATGAACGGTAACTGTCTTCTCTATGAATCTGTATTTCGGGGTCGGTTTTCACATTATCTATATTCAAGGAATAGTCAGTTGCCCCACTCCACTCAAGTACATAGTGCTCTCCCAGGTTCCATTTCCTACGCAAACGGGCTGAGAAAGTGAGTCTTCGATAGGTCTCGAAACGGTTTCTTGGCTCTTTTCTGGCATCCAATAAGCCTCCATCTACATTCAGATTCCACTTCCCAGAGAGCAGAAATCCTTTCCCAACGGACACTAATTTACCGTATTCATCAGCTTTTAGCCGAAGCAACAGGGGTGATTGGCTGCGCTTTCGAGTGATGTTTATCAGTCCACTGGTCAACTCTCCATACTTAACGGATGGTATTCCGCGTACCACTTCCACCTTTTCTATATTGTCAGTCGGTATCTCTCGCATGTCAACACCATAGCTAACGTGGTTTCTACTGTTGTCTGCATCCCCCTGAAAGCTACCTGCAATGTATTGCATATTGGCATCAGTACCAATCGCCTGACCGTCAATGACGAACTTCGTACCCAATGATGAAGTGGCATATTGCGAACTTGGCGGTCCTGCTTCACGTAAGGTTATGACGTTAGCACTGCCCAATGCGGGGATCTTTGTCATGCCTCCGGGCAACAATGCCAGCAGATCAGCAAATGAAGAGGGCTGCAAATGCTCCATTGCCGTTTGTCCTATGACGGTCGTACTGGTCATACCTCGCTTCTCCGAAGCCGTCACTGTGACTTCGTCCATGGTGTGTTTCCCAGCTCGCATGTATATATATAAAGGTGTAACCGTGGGTACATTCAGCGTGGTATCGACCTCTTTGAAGCCGACAGCAGTGATGCGAAGCTGTAAAGAACCTGATGAAGGACACTTCACATTGAAGTTACCTGAAGCATCAGACACCGTCCCTCCAACTAATTTCTTCAGTTGATAAAGGCGTACAGTAGCACCTGCAATGGCTGTAGCATCGGTAGAAGATACCACCGAACCATGCAAAAGGCAACTGGATGTCTTCTGAATTGGCTGTGCTTTTATTGATATTGCTGCAAGCAAAAACAAGCTCATAGCATATATAAATTTAGTCATAGGTCTTTATTTGGTGGCAAAATTAATAAAAATAAACACTGTGAACAATACCTAAAAACAATGATTTAACACATGAGAGGATAATACTTTCTGTTATTAGAAACTCATTTTCAAGAAGTTGAAGAGAACATAAAAACCATAGGATGAAGCCCTTCAAGAGAATAAAAGGAAAGAAGGAGGAGAAAAAGAAACGAACAAAGGATATATAAAAATGAACAAAGGGTACAGCATTTTGCTGCACCCTTTGTTCATTTCCATAAAGGAAAGTTGTGTTTGAGCTTGATTTTTGGTTCGCGCCTCACGGCGTTCACCAATCATCTTGCATTGTTGTTATCCTTAAACTAACCTTCTTTTACCTAAACTAAACCTATCTTCTATTATCTGAACAATCTCTTTTGTCCTAACTTTGAACTAAAAAATCTAAATCTATTACTACTAACCTAAACAATCTTAATTTGTCTTTTGACGATGCAAAGGTAATACTGTTTGCGCACACATCAAAGCTTTTTCATTCTTTTTTTCGGACATATATGCATTTATTGATATGAATCAATCTGACAAACCAGAACCTTTGGACTGATAATAGGAACAGGAAAGTCCTCCATTCCCTTATGATTCGCTTATTACTAACAATACTTTTACTCCATCATCTGCCCTTTTATCTGTGGTTCAATCATCCTTTCTAACAGTAGTAGCATGTCACTTTTGCAATGAATCGTGAGATAAGCAGAACGAAAAAAGGAAAGAATTGAAATGTAATAGTAAGATGAATTGAATGCAAAAGGAGGAACGATTAATATGAAATCTTCCGATGATTGAAACGAAAAAGAGGAAGAATGAAAACGCAATGGTATGATGATCAGAACGAAAAAGGGGAAGAATGAAAACGCAATGGTATGATGAACGAAATGCAAAAAGAGGAATAATCATAATGACTATTCCTCTTTTTACTTGGTGATCCGCATGGGGCTCGAACCCATGACCCCAACATTAAAAGTGTTGTGCCATAACTTGCCTAACCTATTATATATTAGTTACTTTCGTTGTTTTAATTTATTTATTGGATACGCATAAGCACATTTTTCTTTGTTTATATGTATGTTAGAAATCTTAAAATATCATAACACGGATTAATTATTTAGTTTAATCTTAGGTTATTCTAAATTAAATCACTACCTTTGCATTGCTATATTAAATACAACAATACAAAGATAGTGATAAAAGAGCAATGAATGAAGAGATTTTGAAAATAGTTTTAAACGATAAGTCTTTTAGCAAGGATGAGTCTGTTTCTATTGTTGGAGGTTTACGTAGATTTACAGAACTTTGTGCGAAAGGTTTAATAAGGTATAATAAGGCATCTTCTTCTCAGAACGGAAGATGGAAATGTAATGCTTATGATGTTTTGAAAAACGCAAGTCTTTAACTAAACAAAACCAATATGACACAGAAAGATTTAGAAGAAGAGTATTTAGACAGAAAGATTAAGCAAGAACCGTTTAAATCACTCACAAAAGGTTTTGAATACGCTTTTTCAGCAGACGACATCATGGCAGCTTTCAACGCAGGGCGTGAGAGCGTGGTGGAGAATATTCCTGAATTGGATTGGAAAGATGATGACGTTACCATCGAGGGAGAATTTGCACTTTGCCCTGTTGGGAGATACGAAGTTGTACGATGGGATGAATTCTTTAAAATTTGGCGTAACCCTCTTTTTCTTGGTTGTCGACCCTCGCTTTCAGAAGCCAAGCAGGCAGCAAATGAGGACTACAAGGAACGAATTAAACAAGCATTGGGGTTATGAAATGCCATTACGAAAAGATTAAAGGTGTCGGCAAAGTTCTTATCCCTGGTTGTATGGCAGTAGCTATAAGTCACGACATTGAACACTGTACATGTCATAGCACGACCTATGAGAGTTTTGAGCGTGACCGCTACAATGTAGAGGTTAAACGCTTGAAAGGTATCATTACCGAACTCGAAAAAGAGAATGAGTATTACAGAAAATTATTAGAACGAAACGAGATAAAGTTATGAACAGAGAAGAAGAAATAACCAAAGCATTAGCAGTATTTAAGCCATCCATTGGATGCGAGGTAGAAGTGTGCGTTGCATATGCTAAGTGTGCAGACGGCCACCCGTCATCTTCTTTGATAGCTAAAGTTTGGAACTTAGCAACAAAGACCGCTATTGCGCAAGTCAATGGGGAAATGCCCTACTTTAAGTCAGAGAAAGAAATAAAAGAGTACATAAAGAAACATATAAGATTATGATTAAGAAATTAATTTGCAGACTATTCGGACACGTACATGTAGAGGAAATGTACGCAGCCCCACTCGCTGAAAATGAACGCAGATACGTGGTGATTAAGGAGTGTAATTGCGCTCGTTGTGGACAGAATATATCCTTTGAAATGAGCGAACCAATGTCACGTGCGGAGTTATTGTCGTGTGGTTGGTTTATCAAGTCAGAGCCTATATGGGTTTCACGTCCATATGTGAAGTACAAACAAGGTAATTGGAGGATTGCAAAATGATTAAAGTATTATTACCATTGTGTGGTATTTTCTTTATAGTTCTTTACATGGTATTTGCCTTTGTAAATTGGGATATAGCATGGGTGGCACACGTAAATATGATTGCGAGATGGCTTTTTATCTTGCTTTTTGTGGCATTCATTCTTATGTTTTCAGCGGTTTATTTGGATACTAAAGATAAATAATTATGAACGGAATAACACCAAGTTTACAGAAGAAAATAGACTACTCCATAAAGGTAATACAGAAAGCTGAACGGCTTGCCCTGTCGATGAACGATGAGGGTTTTTGGTTAGCCTTTAGCGGTGGGAAAGATAGCCAAGTGTTATATCACCTTGCACTCATGGCAGGTGTAAAGTTTGAATTTAACAAGTGTAGATCCTCCAGAAGTTATACGCTTTGTTAGAAAGAACTATCCCGAAGTCGAGATGATAAAGCCAAAGATGAGCATTTACAATATGGCGGTCAAGAAAGGCATATTACCAACAATGCGATTACGATGGTGTTGTGCTGAATACAAAGAAACGTCAGGCGCAGGATATATAACGCTAATAGGCGTGAGAAAAGCCGAAAGCGTAAGGCGGTCAAAGAGAGAAATCGTTGAGAGTGTGAACGCAAACCCAAAGAAGCGCAAGCAATGGAACTTTGACCAATTCTCCGAACACGAGGAAAGCCTTGTGCAGTGTATGGGAAACGGCAAAGAAAAGATAGTTGTCAGCCCTATTCTATATTGGACTGACGATGATGTTTGGACGTTTCTTAGCGCTAATAACATAGAGCATTGCAGCTTATATGATAACGGATATAAGCGTATTGGTTGTATATGTTGCCCAATGTCTTCTTTCAAACAGAAAGTGCGAGAGATAAAAGATTATCCGCACGTCAAAAAGAGTTGGATAAAGGCGTGTACCAAACTAAAGGAAAAAGGACTTTTGTGTTACGATTTATCCCCTGATGATATGTTTGATTGGTGGATAAGTGGAAAGTCGTACAAGAAATGGTACGCAGAGAAATATTTACAACAGAAATTTAACTTCAAAGATGTAGCCGAATGAACGGAATAACGATAAACGATAAGCAGTACATCTTCATTACACCAAGCGAAGAAGACGATTGCATTGACTGTACCGAGTGCGATTTAAACAAAGATGGATACTCTTTATCATGTAATGCTTTGTGTGTTGATAATGAGTTAATACATGGACGTGGCGGGTACGGAGTGTTTAAGGAACTAAAAGTAGAAAAGTAATATGATTGTAAGAAAAATAAAAGCGTATTTCGAGAAACGCAAAGAGAGAAAGCGCATATCAAAACAATATGCGTTGGAGAAGGCATGTATAGATTATTTCAATAATTGCGTGCCACGTGTGGACGATTTTACTAAGTTAGTGGATAATGTTCCCATTGGTTGGGATGGATTACCATTACTTGTTAAGAGTGATAATGACTCCTACCCTTTACAAACCGTAAAAGCTTTGATTCCAGATACATGGGATGAAGTGAGATTATATTATGGGGATTATCCTTTTCTATATACGCCTGAATGGATTATGCAAATAAAGGATTTCCCTTCGGAATTATGGCTTCCTGTAGAAGATTATCCACGTCCAACATGCCCTGCGTTGCTTTTGTGCGATTACACAGGGCATTACGAGGTAGCTGAGTACGCATATAAAACATGGATTACGGAATTATGCTTTCCCGTAAAGCCTACACGCTACTTCGTCCTTGATTTCTTAGATAAATATAAATAACTAAAAACAGAAAAGTAATATGAAAAGAGTAACAGAAATTAGTCAACTTACAAAAGGTGACGTTATCGTCACAATCGTAGACCGCAAGATTGTGAAAAGAGAGTTTGTATGTGTGCATCCACACAACGACAAATATTCAATATTCTTGGATGAATTGTATGATGGATGTCCGAAGTTCTACGATGATAATCTCAAATTCAAAGAGTGGTATTTATTCACAAACAGTAAGGAGGATTGGAAAGAACTAAATGCCATGATGGTTGAGGAGCTCAAAAATGCAATAGCTTTTTACGAACAACGTAGCAAATAAATAAGATTATGAAGCGTGAAATATTATTCAGAGGAAAAGACAAAGCGACAGATCAGTGGGTGTACGGAGATTACACCCACAATGAGGGTTTAAATACTCATTACATATCACGGAATGTCAACAACACGTCCCGAAAGGCATGGGAGGTTGATCCCGATACTATTGGACAGTACACAGGTCTCAAAGACAAGAACGGCAAGAAAATCTTTGAGGGGGATATACTCGATTACACGGTATTTGATGTTTTTGGTGAAGAGCATCAATGTAAGGGGGTTGTAAAGTGGGTTGATGATTGTCTCATTTGTGATAGCAGCGATGGCTTTAACGGATTTGCTTGGGTGGTAAAACAAAGCATCGAGTTAGATGTCATTGGCAACGTAACAGACAACCCAGAATTAATGAAGTAAAGCGTATGAAGAAAATAATCCCTAAACACTGCACGTTGCCAGTTTATCATTGCGCGGACGGCATCGATACGGTAGTGTGTTTCTCGTTCCTTAATGAAAGATTTAAGGTGTGTCCGCATAAAGATTGTGATTGTTACAAAAAGAGTAAAGTATGAAGAAAATAATGTTTAGTGATGCTTTCTGCCTTACGCTGGCGGTGCTGAACGGCTCAAAGACAATGACAAGGAGAGTACTAAGAGATAATGTGCCGCTTGGTAATTGGGAAGAAACTGTAAAGCACCTGCCTTATAAGGTTGGCGAAGTGGTGGCAATAGCACAAAGCTACAATAGCATTGGCAAACCGCAATACGACAAGTTCGGGAAAGGCGTTGCAGGGAATAGCAATAAAATGTTTACCCGTGCTGAACTACTTCCCCACCACATCAAGATTACAGATGTTAAGGTGGAACGCTTCCAGAGTATTTCAGACGCTGACATCCTCAAAGAGGGCGTTTATCAATTTGATGAATTGTTCTACGTGTCCAAAGACATAGGTTATGCCCCTGAAGTAGCCTTTCCTACTGCACGTGAAGCATTTTGGTATCTCATTGACAAAATCAGCGGCAAAGGTACATGGGAGAGTAACCCGTGGGTGGTAGCGTATAGTTTTGAATTAGTAGATTAAAAGTAAAAGAATTATGAAAATAAAGAATGAAGCGGAACTGCTAAATAAGTTCTGTGATAAAACCCACATAAAAGAGATACTTACTGAACCTTTTTTCAACACGAACTACAATGAGGTTTGGAGTTCTGATGGAGTTGTCCTTATTCGGATAAATCCAAAAGTTCTTACTAATGAATATCCAAAAAAGAAGTTAGGTTTTCCAAAGTTAGAGTTCCCTTGCGAAAAGACAATAACCATAGAAGCGTTAAACAAAGCATTTAATTCATGCCCCATGGTTGACGAAGAAGTTGTCGTTGAAGATGCCGTGGAGTGCGAAGAGTGCGATGGAAGTGGTACGGTCTATTGGGAATACACTGACAATCACGGAAACACCCACGAACGATTGATGGATTGCCCTATATGCAATGGCGAGGGAGAGATTGAACCTTGCAAAACGAAGAAAACGGGCAAGAAGATTATAGTAGAGGATACCGTAATAGAGGTCAGAAATGCTCATATCTTTGCTAATCGTCTTCTATTATTAAAGACTGCAATGAAATATATTAATGTAGATACTGTTAAGATGACTCATAACGCCCCTTACGGTGCAAGTGAGTTTATTATAAACAAAGATATACGTATTATCATTATGCCTATGTCGTTTGATTACAATTGTGAATGCAGTGCCAAATTGGAATTAATTGATTAGTGTATGGAAAAGCTAAATGATATAACAAATGATATTGAGATGCTCTTAAATGAGAAAAGAAAGCAGTATCGTGCTTGTGATAGTAAATCACGTGCAGGGTCAACACCCTACGCAAGTAAAAGAAAAAAGAAACGTAAAAAGTAAATATTATGAAAGTAGAATTACAATGCGGTGATACTATCACCATTCCTGATGGTTGCAAGGCAACTATTAAGGACGGAAGTGTGGTCTTCGAGAAAGAAGAAAAGAAAGAGCAGGAGTTCAAGGATGGGGACGTGCTCGTTGATGACTTTAAAAACCCATTATTCCCATTTAAAATCATTATGGTTTACAAAGGAACAAAATCGGGAGAAGGATGTTATGAATGCTACATTCATAGAGATGCGATGGGCGATATTGTTAGAGATGGGGATTGTTGTAATTCGCATTTCTCAAAGATTCGCCACGCCACAGAAGAGGAAAAGAAAGAACTCTTTGACCTGATGAAAACAAAGGGTTATCAGTGGAACTCCAAAGAGAAGCGAGTAGAGAAGAAAAGATGGAGAGCAAAGTGTGGCGAAAAATACTTTGTAGTAAGGATGGATGGTGGTATTCATAGTTTCGAGGAGTGCAATGACGAATGCGATAATTCATTTTACAAGGCATTTAACTACTTCCGTACCGAAGAACAAGACAGAGAAGCTGCAAAGCGTGTGCGAGAAACATTGCGTAAGTACCACGAGGAGATAGGAGAATAAGCGATGGACATTAAAGACATCAAAATCGGTGACAAGTTATGCGTACGCCATGACGGGTTCCCAATGACAGTCGTGGGGCTTAATTCCTCCCTTGATGATCTGAACAACGGAACTGTTTACCTTGACTTCGAGGAAAACGAGGGCGACATGTGGGAAGAAGAAGCAAAGAACCTTATACCCTATAAGGCTTAAATACTAAACTAACGGGGTGGCGTGCATCAAGCGTCACCCCTAACTAAAACTAAGAAAATGAGAACAAAAATAAACATTCTTCTGTGGGGCGTTTCCTTTTCATGGTGGATATTCACTGCAATGGAACTCATGAATCATGCAGAGTACAGAGATATTAGCATGACATTATGGGGTGCAGCACTAAGTGTGGGAATGGTTGTGTTTAACTTCAAAGCATGGACACATGGAGAAAAGAAAAGACGATAACGACACGGTAAACATGCTTAACGACTTCTTAGAGGGTGCAGGACTTGAACGGTTCGACCCGATGGACGACATCAAGCATAAAGCACAGAGAAACAGTATTAAAACAGACATTAAATTTGAAAGTACAGAACGATAGACTATGATGGTATATGTAGCACTTTTTTACGCTTTCATGGCGTGTTGCTCCTTTCCCTTGATACTTCGTTGTATCGTGGAAAATGAGGGCATAGCAAGTAATGAACAGTTTTCAAAAGCGGTGGTAGCATCCGCTTTGTGGATAATCAGTATTCCAATATTATTAATCAAAAGAGGAGAAGATGACGGAGAATGAATATAAGATAAAAAGCCGTGTTCTTAATGCAAGGATAGTAAACACAAATGCACGTTTCTTTCCACGATGCATGAGAGCACTTCTACGTAAATATGCTCAACTTGACGCAGAGTATTATGGTGTTAATTACGAGGAACGAAAAAGGGAACTATACGAACAATATGGCGTATCGGCTCCCAATAGGAGAAATACTCATGGGTAAAGTTCTTTTTATCCTTATTGCATTTCATGTCGTGCTTACGTTATTGAGCCTTACGGGTGTCGTTGACACCCCATGGTACATATCCGCAGCACCGCTCATGATCCCTTTTGCCATGATAATGGCATTTCTGTTATTCATACTTTTTGTTTACTTAATTCAACTTTTATAAATGAGAGTAATTTTAGATATTCTTCTTGATGGGAAGAACATGGATAAAATATATAACCTGCCATGTGTTATGTCGGTTACAAAGGATGCAGATGGCAAGCCTGCCGCTATCCTTGGCAAAAGCCACACCAAAGGACGCACGATAGCACGCCTTGGCGACCATATATGTCAGTTTGAAAGCGGTCTATGGCAGGTTTTCGGAACAGAAGCAGCAGGACGTATAGAGCATGGAGGGGCATATCGCAATGAATAAGTTCAGATCACATGTCCTTACTGCAAAGGAGTTCAGTAAGGCTATCGGAATAAGCGATAAAAGCCGTGAAACATATACACATGTATCAGCACTGTTCCATACTATCATCGGTGGTACAAATGATGTCGCACACTCAAATATGCTTGACGCAATAGACGAGATAAAGCAGGCAGGACTTTACAGACAAAGAATTAAGAAAGCATGTAAAGAAGCTACCTCTCGGTATGAGGACTTTGAGAAACGTAACATGGAGGATATGAGGAATGCAGATCGTGATAAACGACAACTGTACATGGATTATCTCGATAGCGTCAATACACGCTTAGAGCCACATGTGTTCATCCTTCATCAGTCCATCAAACGAGTACTTGACAGAAAAAGGATAGAGGATAGTGGCTTTAAGGCTCGCATCATCCTTGTTTACGAACTTCTCAATTATTCCGTTGAGTTGTTTGATAAGTTCATAGAGAACTGTCCGCCATGTCCACCCGTCAATATTGCACTGACATATCAACCTGCACGCCTTACGGGTGTACGTTCTGCGTGGAGAGAGGTGGAGGAAGCGATATGCAAAGACTGTACAGACATTAACCTCAATGAGGATAATAACTGCAAAATGGCTTTTGACATCATCGAAACGAAACTCGTATCAGAACAAGGAATATACGAAAGCGGTGAAGCTGCACTTGCACTGAACCCACGTGAAGCACTCGAAGCGGATAAAGCCGTCTTGAAACTTGACAAGGAGGAACATAAGAAGATTATCTTAACAGACAATCAGCGCAAGTTCCTGAAAGAAAACTATCAGACGAAAACAAACAAAGAACTCGCTGATACTATCGGTTGTGGACTGACAAAACTTCGGGAGTTCGCAAAAGAGTTAGGTTTAACTAAAAACAAAATAGCATGAGCAAACAAGACTTTTACGACCTTATGCACTTTGCAAGGTCAAACAATCTTATGAATGTTCCTCTTGACATTGTTGTTACCAAGTATCAGAAAATGAAAGGGAGTGCCATATAGGTGCTCCCTTTACTCTTTTCGCATAGGACCATTTCCCAAAATTATATACTCCAGTGATATGTTAAAATCTTTGGCAAGGAAAGCTATGTATTCAACTTTTAGAACTCTTCGCCCTGGCTCTTTTCTTACTGTATAAAGATTCCAATAGTTTAGATTATATTTTTTCGTGAAAGTATAAAGCCCTCGTATTTCTCTTATATCTACAAGGTAATCTATTGCTAAGAAGAACCTCTTATTTATCTCTGTTGCTTCAGGTGAATTTAGCCGCATATCATTTTTCCCCCAAAAGTTTCATTCGCATTACTACGAGTTTGTTTTTTATCTCTTGTGTAGAATCTATTTGGTCCTGCATTCTATCAATTTGATGTTGCAACTTGCTTATTACAAGTCTTTGACTTTTTATAATATCAATTGCCTTAATATGACTTGATTTATAGAAGCCCTCCATATCCTCAGACATTGCGAAATTATTTACAGTTGTGCTATGCCCTGTTACTTGTGTGCTGCTTCCATTATTAGAATTAGCAGACTGCGCTCCACTTGAATTTATTTTTGCCATTACATTATGCTATTACTGTATTCTTTTGTTACGCATCCGAGAACCATATCTATATGTCTTATAGATGACTTTGGTATCTTAATAGGAGAGTGCACAAGCGTTCCGTCTGGATAAGTTTCTGTGTTTGAACTATATGCAAAAACAAACTCATCTCCTCCGTCTTGTAGCCGTTTAGTTATTCGAAACTCAGATGTTTCAATACAATAGTTACGCCCCCATATAAGTAAATTGTGGTCTTTTACACGTTTCAATGCAAGTATAGATCCGCTTGGGTATTCTACCATGCTATCTCCGTAGTGTCTTATTGCAGATGTAGCATCGCCAAACCAATCACCAGCGTCTATGTATTCTACGTGATAACTATCGACTTCGTTTGCCATCATAGCATTGGTTCCTCCAATAGTGGATATATCCTCGTAGAAAGGTATCTTTGTTCGTTCTACAGTATTGTTGTTGGTAACAGACGCGTTACCATTTATGGAATTTGCAGAATTATTACCATAAGAGTTGAGTGTATTACTAATTGGTTTAAGCATTTCACCTTTACCTTTCATTAACCAATCCATATTGAGTTCAGGATATCGGGTTGCTATAAGATTCTTAGAGCTATTTCTCATTCTTTCGTTAGTATTTTTGACGAAGGCGTTTCCGACACCAATACTTTGCTCAAACTGAGACACGCTCATTCCGAGATAGGAAATAAAATCGTTTAACCTTTTCTGTACCTCATTCATATATTAAAATATCTTAACAGTAAGAAATAAATTAGATTACCCTTAGTTTAATCTAAATATATTTATTACCTTTGCACTACAATATTAATTACAACAGTGCAAATATAAATAAAGTATTTGAAATAAACAAAAGTATGAAGAAAAACAAAGGAAAAATAACCCTACAGGGCTATTATGAGAAACTTCCAGAAGCGGAGTATCCTAAAACGAATTTTATTAACACGGTTGTATCAAAGACTGGTGTATCTACAGCTACTGTTAGAAATTGGATATTCTATGGGATGAAGCCAGCTAACGACAAACATATTAATGTACTTGTGGAGCTTACAGGAATACCAGCAGAAGAGTTATGGGAGAAGTAGAATTTTACATATTTGATGGAGAGCTTTGGTGTAAATCCGAATATGGTAAAAATCAAATTGTAAACGAGTTTAACACTGAACTTATAGGTTATGTATTAGGACAAATCATGGAATGTTACCCTACTGCTTACAAAGCTCTTTCAAAGGAATATTCAAGAAGTAGCGCAAATGTCCCTTATTATCAGTATTTGATGGTTAGAAGATTTTGTAAATGTAATTTTGGGAAATTGGATTGTACATCATCTGATATTGATACAAGTGGTAGATATCACTTTGAAAAAGTAGATTGCCCTTTAAGAGGTGAGTGTAAGCACGAGGGAGTTATATGTTCACCTAAGTTCAACTCCAAGTTATCTGAGCAAGAATTGCGAGTAATGAAACTTGTTTACAAAGGTGTTAGTAAGGAAGATATTGCTGAACAGTTGTACATTTCTCCTTACACGGTTAAGAACCATATCAAGTCGGTTTACTTGAAGTTGGGAATACATGAAAAGTCTGAATTTATTCAGTATGCGAATAATAATAATTTGTTTAATTAAACACACTAAGAGCAATGAGTTTATTTAAGAAGCCTTCGGAGTTGGCTATTAACTCCACAATTAAGGTGCTTATCTATGGGGCACCTGGTATGGGAAAATCCACATTGGGTCTATCAGCACCAAGTCCAGTTTTATTGGATTTTGATGGCGGTGTACAACGTGTAAATGGAGCTTTCCAAGTCCCAACACTGCAAGTAGAAAAATGGGATGATGTTATTGCTGCTCTCAATGAGGACTTGTCTGAGTATAAGACAATCGTTATTGATACAGCAGGCAAGGCTCTCGATTTTATGTCAGCTTACATCATTAAGAATGATCCAAAGATGACAAAGCGTGATGGCAGTCTTTCACTTCAAGGATTTGTAGCAAGAAAGAATATGTTTATCAACTTCTTGAAGCAGGTGAGCATGATGGGTAAGAACCTTGTCTTTATCGCTCACGAACGAGAGGACAAAGATGGAGAACAAAAGATTGTTCGTCCAGAAATGGGTGGTAGTTCTGTTGGTGACCTTATCAAGGAATTGGATTTGGTAGGATATATGCAAGCCTACGGAGAGAAGCGTTATGTCTATTGGGGTGTGAATGAAAAAGCATATACCAAGAACACTTGTAATCTTCCGAATGCAATGGAAATTCCTACAATCATTAACGAACAAGGATCTGTTACAGGAGAGAACCGCTTTCTTACTAATATCTTTGATAGTTACCATGGCTACTTAAAGAACGAGAGAGAAGTCCGCAAGGAATATGATGAACTGATTGAGTCTGCTAAGGAAGAAGTTGAAGCTATTGTTGATGCGAGCACAGCCAATGATTTCTGCAAGTCTTTCGCAGAAACAAAGCAGATTTGGGATAGCAAACTAAAGATTGGTTTGCTTGTCAAAACAAAGTGTGACAAGTTAGGTTTGAAGTTTGACAAAAAGAGTAAGATGTATGCCTAAGTACAGATTTTATGCTACTCTACTTGACCGTTTTCAAACATATTTGGACACTCAAGCAGAGGATTACTTCTATCAAGACGAAGAAGGTAAATGGCATAAGAATTACTCTGAAACAGAAGATACGCTCCACTTCTCACAAGAAGAAGTGGACGCTCTTCTAAAGCAAGAGTTATTAGATGCTATTAACCGAGTGTCACATGAACCGTCAGAAGCTGCAAGCAAGGGTACCGCTTTTAATGAAGTCATTGATTGTCTTATCCATAACAGGAATAGCGAAAATGGTAGTGTGAAGATTTGCAAAACGGAATTCTATGGAGTTAATGCTATCAAATCTATTTGTGATGGTTTCGAGTTCTTATTTGACATACCTTTCTGTAAGTCTGTAGCCGAGTATTTCAAAGGCTCTTTAAGCCAAGTGTTTACATCAGCTACTATTGACACAAAGTTTGGCGAAGTTGAACTATACGGCTACATAGACGAGTTGCGAGAGAATAAGGTCTATGACTTAAAAACCACTTCTCGGTATGAGTTTGGTAAGTATGCTAAATACTGGCAAAGACACGCATATCCATACACACTCATTGAAAGTGGAATGTGCACTGAGATTAACTCTTTTGAGTTCACTGCATACGCCTTAAAAGGCGGTACCAGTCGAACACCTCTCATTACAGGAGTGCAATACCCAGAAGTATACCAGTATAACCACGAGCAAAGCAAAGTATTACTGAAAGAAATTTGCGAGCGATTTTGTGAGTTCCTTGAAGATAATAGGAGTTTGATAACAAATAAAAAGATTTTCAACGAAGAATAATATGGCAAATCAAATAAGCGGAAAAATTCTTTTAATAGAGAACGCTGTTGATGTTCCTATAAAGAATAATGGTGTTTTTACAAAGAGGCGCATTGTGCTTGACGCATCACACTATGACCCTATGACAGGGCAAAAGTTTGAGAACTATCCAGCCTTTGACTTTGTAATGCGAAATGTTCCAAAGTTAGATAGTTTCAAAGCTGGTGACATGGTGACAATTTCCTTTGCTTTGAATGGTAGACCTTTCGAGAAAGATGGCAAGAAAGATTACTTCACGTCAGTTATAGGATATGACATTGTTCCATATCAACGACAAAACGGAAACTATCAGCAACCAAGTAATAGTCAGCCTGCTACTTCGCAAGGAGTGCAAAATAGCACAAATGAACAGAGTCAAAGTCAGCAAGGCAATGTAGCTTATCAAAACGAAGATGATTTACCTTTCTAAGATATGGAAGAAAAGTTATCCCAAAAGAAAGTTATACTCGACCACTTGAAAAAGTTTGGTAGTATAGAGCCGCTTACAGCTTTACGAGAGTATGGATGTTATCGTCTTGGTGCTCGTATCTCTGACTTGCGTAATGATGGGTATAACATCATTACAGAAACTATAAGATCTGTCAGTCGTATCACTGGCAAACCAGTTCACTTCGCAAATTATAAGTTGGTTAAAAATGGCTCTGTATAATCTCTCGAACGAATATGACTTGCAAAAGTTCAAGGAGAAATGTAATGACATAGTACGAAAGAAAGCCTATGTTGAATTGAAGAATAAGCTCACTACTCGCTCGTTGGCGCAGAACTCATATTGCCACGTGTTATTAGGTTTCTTCGGTTCAGAATTTGGCTTACCAATAGAGCAAGTCAAGTATGACTTCTTTAAGAAGAAATGCAATAAGGATATATTCGAGAGAACAAGAACTAACAAAAGAGGGAAGCAGGTAACCTATATAAGAAGCACAACAGAACTGGATAAAGGAGAAATGACAACTGCAATAGAAAGGTTTCGTAATTGGAGTGCGTCAGAATGCGGATTATATTTACCAAGTCCCCACGAGTCAGAAATGTTGTTTTATGCACAACAACAGATAGAAAATAATAAAGAATTTTTATAAATCAAAATTAGATTATGTTAGCAGATTTAAAAGAGTATCGCCCTGCAAATATTGACTTTGTATTGGACGATAAAGCAAAAGAAGAGTTCAAGGATGTTATGGTGCTTTGCAAAGGCGCCAAGTCTTCAAAAGAAGTGTTGAAAGTTTTTCGTGAGAAGTTCAATTGTTTGTTCCCTGAGGGAGAATTGGCAACTCGTCAGTATGATGCTCACGAAATCGCAATGATACGTGAGGAGTATTGTTTGAAAGAGGAGAATGATGTTCCTAAGCGTAAGCAGGAATTGCAGGAAACACTTGAGGCTATCAAGGCAATGAAGAAGAATGCTGAGGAAGCATACAACTCTATTTTACTTGAAATTGCTGATTTGGCAGCAAGAGTAAAAGAGGGAACAACTGATATCAAGTTGTCTTCAACTGAAACAGTTCGTATTGCGCTCAACGGCTATTTCTTGTTCTATTCATGGGTAGATGGAGAAATGAAGCTCGTTAAAACACAGAAGATACCAGATTGGGATCGTGGTGGTCTTTGGTCACAGGAGGATGTAAACCGAGAAGCTATGAAAGAACTTTTCGGAATTGAATTCCCAGAGGTGGAAAAGCCTGCTATGAACGAAAGCGGAGCGCAGGAAGAAGATGATGATTTGCCATTTGGCGATGAAGATTAAGTAAACCAAGTTGAGGGGGGGTGAACGAAATAGACACCCCCCTCTATTTTCACACTAAGAGCAATGAAATATGAAAAGTGTTTGGAAAGATATAGTTGGATATGAGGGATTATATCAGGTTAGTAGTCTTGGGGAAATACGGTCTGTTGATAGATATAGAAAAGGTAAAAAAGGCTCTCCTACCTTTTGCAAAGGAAGTCTAATGACCCTCTCTTATGGCAGACATGGTTATCTTACTGTTGGATTATCAAAAGATTGTCACTGCAAAAGGCTTCTTGTCCACAGATTAGTTGCAGAAGCGTTTGTCGAAAATTCACATGGCAACCCTGTTGTAGATCATATAAATGGAGACAGATTGGACAATAAAGTCGAAAATTTAAGATGGTGTACGACAAAGGAGAATATGAATTTTGATATTGTTCGTAGGAATATTTCTCACATTCAAAAAACGAGTAAGAGATGTATTCAGCATCAGAAAGAAATGCAAGATGCTTGTAGAAAACCTGTTGTTATTATTTCCACAGATGGAGCTGTTAAGATATATCTGTCTTTAAAAGAAGTTGAAGAAGATGGCTTTAACAGACATACCGTGTCTGGTTGTTGTAATTCAGGAAGACCTATAGGTAAGCACAAATTTAAGGGATATAAATGCTATTGGAAAGAGGATTATGAAATATCAGCTAAGATATTATCAGAAAAAAGCAAGTGATGCTGCAATATTGGCTTTTAGCACTAAGACAAAAAGAAATGGAATATTGGTTTGCCCTACCGGGTCAGGAAAGTCTCTCATTATTGCTGATATTGCTTCTCGTCTAAACGCCCCTTTAGTTGTTCTGCAACCAAGTGCTGAAATCCTGATGCAAAATTTCGCTAAACTGCAAAGTTACGGGATACTTGACTGTGGCTGTTATTCTGCTTCTGTAGGTTGTAAGGATATCAATAGAATCACTTTTGCCACTATCGGAAGCATAATGAATCACATGAATGATTTTAAGCATTTCAAATATGTGCTTATAGATGAGGCTCATGTTGTAAATAGCAGGGGTGGTATGTATGAGAAATTCATAAACTCAGAAGATAGGCAGGTCGTAGGATTAACAGCAACACCATATCGTCTTAGTTCGTATATGAATGGCTCAATGCTGAAATTTCTCACTCGTACACGACCACGCATTTTTAGCGAGGTTTTATACGTCTGTCAAACATCAGATTTACTTGCAAAAGGGTATTTGGCTGATTTGAAATATTATGACTTAACTGCAATCAATATTGAGAACGTTATAAGTAATTCAACAGGTGCTGATTACGACGAGAAATCTCTTAAACTTGAATATGAAAGAAGCGGCTTTTTTGATAAACTCACAACTACAACATTGCGAGTTCTGAAACCAAAGAATGGTATTCCACGCAAAGGGGTATTAGTTTTTACTCGCTTTGTTGAAGAAGCTGAGAACCTTGTTGAGAAGTTAAAGATAAAAGGAGTTTCCGCTGCTATTGTTACAGGCACAACTCCAAAGGTTGAACGAGAGAAACTTCTCAATGATTTCAAAAGTGGGAAGATAAAGGTTGTTGCGAATGTTGGTGTTTTGGTTGTTGGTTTTGATTTCCCTGCGTTAGACACTGTAATTTTGGCACGCCCGACCAAATCGCTTGCATGGTATTACCAAGCAGTTGGTAGATGTATTCGACCTTTCAAAGACAAAGATGGGTGGGTTATTGACTTAGCAGGTAACTATAAGCGTTTCGGCAAGGTTTCTGATTTGAAGATAGATGTTGAGAAGCAAAACTCTCAACTTTGGTGTGTGAAAAGTAATGGAAAAATTTTAACTAATAGAATATTTTAGAATGAGTGATATTTTGGATATGCTGCGTGACTTTACGCATTTTACACAAAAGATTGAACGTGATATGTATGAAACAGCTAAAAGGATTCAACTTCCAGACGAGATTGATATATACAACTTCTTTGAGCAGTGGGGCGGACGTGCAGAGTGCAGGATGTATGACTATTCAATGACGCTTTGTAGTATCGAGGATTACGTCAGATTTTATGATGATGCGATTAACATACGCTATCATATCGGCAAAGCGAAATACTATGCACTATGTTTTAACGGCAGGGGCGTGTTTCTTGTAAGTGAGAAACGTTATAACGAACTTAATAGACATAAAACAAAGAAAGGATAATAATTATGGGAAAGATTATCGAACTTGAATTTCTTACAACGTTAAGGGAGTGGGATAAAAATCCTATGCTATTGGATATTTCGCAAGTATCTGTGGTTTTGTGCAATCATGGGATGTATCGTGTGTATATCGGGTCCACCCGTTTTGATTTGACGGAGGATAGCTATAACAAGCTATGTTCCGCTCTTAAAGAGTATAAAGAGCCTTCTGAATCTATCATCTGCAATTTGCAGCATGATCATACGTGGATTAAGCAAGGACTATTCAACCTTATAAAGATGATTGAGGAGGATAGTCTAAATTATCGTCCCGCCATTTTACTCGGATGTCACGATCAGGCTTTAGAAGATGCTTTTAGTATCCTCCGTAGTCGCATTTGCGGCATGCGTGGGCGTATTATTGATTTAGAGAAGCAAGTAAAAACTATGACAGAATCAAAGAAAGGGCAATAACGACATGTATGTAGTCCAGAGAACCGATTTATTCAATTTCCGTGATGAATTTGCGTCAAGCCATACACAAGTAGCCTTTGAGTATATGAAGGGGTTGGAAAGTTTTACAGAAAGAGATTTATAAAGAATAAGATATGAAGAAAAAGGATAAATGCTATTTGTCTGGTCCTATCAGTGGTAAGGATTTGGATGAGAGAAAAAAGGCTTTCAAAGCTGCGCAAGTAATGCTTGAATCTGCAGGCTACAAAGTTGTCAACCCTATGGAGAACGGGTTACCTTTAAGTGCAACAACAGCTCAACACATGAAGAGAGATATTCAGTTACTCACTGATTGCGATTGTATCTTCATGATGGATAAATGGAATCATTCGCAAGGGTGCTACACTGAGTTTATGGTTGCAACAGCAATCGGATGCGAGGTTATTTTCGAGAGCAAAATGAGTGAAATAGAGTTAGGTGAAAATAAGCGATTTAAGACGATATTTCGATGATGAACAAATACTACTTCAAAAGGAAAACAAAAGACGCTCACAGCGAAGAAAAACCGCATAGGAAGAAATCTACACGTAGTAAACCCAATCTTACTAAGAAACTTGACAAGGTTTTTTCTGCATATATCCGTTTACGTGATGCTATGCCGAGTGGGTACTTCAAATGTATTTCGTGTGGTCAGATAAAGCCGTTTGAGCAGGCAGATTGCGGTCATTTCTTTAGTCGGAAAAATATGTCTGTTCGTTTTGACGAAGATGATTGTCATGCCGAGTGTAGAGGTTGTAATAGATTTTCGAGTGACCACCTAATAGCTTATCAAGCTAATTTGATACGCAAGATTGGTATGCAGCGGTTTGAGTTGCTTTCAGCTAAGGCGCATCAGGCAAAGCACTGGTCAGATTTTGAGCTTGAAGCGATGATTAAACACTACACCGCAGAAGTAAAACGGCTTAGTTCGCTAAAGGGTATAAGGGTCAATATCTGAAAAAATGTTAGCTAAAAGAAATTAATTAGTTTAATCTTAGGTTAATATAAAATTAATTACTACCTTTACAAGCGAATAACAGAAATTTTTATTATTGGAGTAGCGACCAAATGAAAAGAACATATACAATCAACCCCTTAACGAGTAAGTCCGTTCGCTACATTAGGACTGAAAGTTAAGGGCGTTGATGTTTTTGGGAGTATATTATGCAATATACGATTAACATAAATCAGAGAAGTGTTATTGAAAATGGCTGGAATTTGTCATTTGACGATATGGCGGTTTTCAGTTTTATGAAAAACTTTATTTTAGAAGGGGCTTTATCTAAGCACGTTATTCATGGAAAAGATTATTTTTGGATATCATTTTCTAAGATTAGAGAAGAATTACCTATGTTATCTGGCAACTCTGATAGCAGTATAAGAAGACATATTTCCAATCTTGTACGTGTAGGATTAATTGAAAAGTGCGATGATGAAATATCTATCAAGAATAGAATTTCGCTATATCGTCTTGGGAAATCGTTTTATAAATATTGGCGCAGTGTCAACCCCTCCAAAAATGACGACACCCCTCCAAATTTGGAAGGCTACCCCTCCAAAAATGAAAGGGTAACCCCTCCAAATTTGGAAGGCAATAATAATACCAGTATATTAGATTACCAATATCAGAATATTTCTCCTAACGGAGGGTTAAGCGCAAGCGCTTTGTCCTTGCAAGAAGAGAAAAAAGAAAAAACGAAAACTAAGTCTAAGAAAGAGCCAACAATCGTAACTCAAGGGCGAAATATCTTTGAAGCATACTTTGAGAAAAAGACAGGTGAAAAATATTACTGGAAAGCAGCAGACGGTGCTCAAATGAAACGTTTGCTTAATCAGTTGAAGTTTTCACGAGAGAATAGAGGGTTGACAATTTCAGACAAAGACTTGATAGATGCTCTACAAGTATTTCTTGATAAGATAACAGATAATTGGATGCTTGCAAATTTATCTGTTCCGAATATCAGTTCTAAATATAACGAATTGGTTGCGCAAGCAAGGAAGCAGAAAGAACCAATAGGCATTTTCCTCCGCAACAATACAGACGAAAAATATCTAAATCAGAAAATAAAGCAATGGAAGTAATGAAAGAGCAATCAATATTCTCAGGTATCGAGAAAAGGGAAATAGCTAACATCAAGCTTGAAAATGCAAAAGACGTATTAATGCGTGGCTTAAAGTTCTTTGTTGGTGAAGATGCGCAATGGGTGCAAGAATATGACGACATTGCAGACTGGCTCACAGATAATAAGCATAAAGGTCTTTTATGCTACGGCAAGTGTGGTCGTGGTAAGTCGCTTATCTGCGAAAAGATTATGCCTAATATCTTCAGATACTATCTTCGTAAGAACTTGATTAAGTTTGATGGCTATGAGATAAACGACAAGCGACAGCTTTTGAGAGAGTGCGATTGCGCAATACTCATAGACGACTTTGGAGTAGAAGACGTTGGTAAGATTTACGGAGAAACGCATAACGTTTTTGAAGAAGTCATCAGCCTGGCAGAGAAAAGACAGCAGTTATTGCTTCTAACAACTAACCTCACTCTTGACGAGATATGCGAAAAGTACGGAGAACGTACACTTGATAGGCTTCGTTATCTAACCAGACCTGTTTTATTCACAGGAGAAAGTTTTAGGAAATGACACGTAGGCAGGAAATTGAAAATATCATCATCGGAACCCTTCTGAACACGTTTGATACTGATTGGTTCGCTGATTGTAGGTATTGCATTACGACTGATATGTTCGCAGACAAAAGGAATGCAAAGATTTATTCAGCCATTTGTGAGTATAGAAAGACAAGCGATAAGATAATTACCCCTTATCATCTTTGTAGCTTTGATAAGAATTTATTTTCCCTTGCTGATTATATGACAGGATTGGCTATAGATTATTATTTTCTCGTCAAGAAAGTGTGCTACAATAGCAATGTTTGGCGTTCAAGGCAGAGTACTGGCAAACTATACAGATACACAGATGTGAAGTTTTCTGATTACGTCGGTAAATTCTTGGAAATGGTCATTGTTGAACGTAAAAAGCAAAATAAAGCCGTCTAATGCGCTAAAATATGTATAATAGTATAGTTATATCAAAAACAAGAAACAAAGCTTCTACGTGGCTAAAAAGTGGCAAAAATCGAATTTTAAGATAAAAGACATAAATGAGCAATGAAATCAAAAGAAAAAATTAAGATTATCGGAGAGCAGCAGGTTCAACCACATAGTGATGAAACGGAGATTGCTGTACTCGCTACGTTGATGCGGTATAATGAGAAATTCAACGAATATAGCGACATTCTCACCGCAGAAATGTTCTATCAAGAAAAAAATCAATCTATCTTCCAATGTATCGCTGGAGTTACCGCAGAGAGCAAAGTTCCAGATATTAAAGCGTTATTGGATTATGCAAAAACACATGAGCTTGTTTATTCCTTGGACGAGACATGTTTCTTAGAGATTGTTCAGTTTGTTAGCGTAGACACACTTGAGCAAGATATTCTTCGATTGCGTAATATGTGGAAGAAGAGGACACTATGGGTGCAACTTCAATTAGCTTCTCAAAAGGTTCTTGATCCGATGGAGAATTTAGATGAAGTTGTTAATAACGCAATGAACTCTCTTGGTGATGTGCAGAGTGATACTGCTGATAATGGCATTTATTCCTTTGATGATTCTATAGACGAGTTGATTGAGATTGTTAACGACAATGCTCAAGGAAAGAAGAAAAGTTTAACAACAGGATTTAAACTGTTTGATGATTATTTCCTACTTAGACCTACCACGCTGACGATAATAGCAGCATTCACTGGAGTTGGAAAATCCTCTTTAGCAATGAATATAGCTACAAAAGTTGCAGATGAGGGAGAACCGACGGCTTATTATTCTCTTGAAATGGGAAAGTCTGAGTTGGCTGCACGAGCTATTAGTGGGAAAGCTGGTATCTCTTCAAGCGTGATTGTTAACTGCAAACTTGAGAACTTTCAGTTACAGCAGTTCGATAAGGCTATTGGAGAAACAAAAGGATTGCCGATTTATATCGACGAAAGAGCAACTGTTTCGTTTGATAATACTGTAAGGTCTATCAGGACACTTGTAAGAACAAAGGGTATAAAATTAGCCGTGATAGACTATCTGCAAATTTATTCACAAGTCGGAGACAACGTAGAATCAAGTTTAGCATATATGGCACGTGCAGCAAAGAATATTGCAAAGGAGTGTAAAATTGCTGTAATTCTCTTATCTCAGTTGTCAAGAGGAAAAGAACACCCAGATATTAAGCAACTTCGTGGTTCAGGACAGCTTGAGGAAAGTGCCGATAATATTGTTTTGATTGACAGACCAGAAGCGTACCCCAATAGCAATATCAGATATGAAGGAGATTTTAGCGACCAAGATACACATGGAACGGCAAAACTGATTTTGGCAAAAGGGCGTGGTGTTGGTGTTGGAACATCACTTGTTGGCTTTGACGGCAGGTTTACACAATTCTACGAATTAGACAATAAACCGCAGGTAGAGGACAATATGCCGTTCTGATGAGTGAATTTAAATCAGTTAGCGATGTGATTTTAGAAATTGCCGTCAGTAAAGAATATGAGAATAGCGCTGTGGCGCAATGGTATAATCGAAAAAAGAAACATGATGAAAGATTTTGAATTTGTTGATCGTTTGGTTAAGGAGAATCAGTATCTTACGACCGAAGAAGAAAAGGCTTGGTGTCGTTCTGCGCTGTTCGGAGCATTGAATTGGGGATACCGAATAGGCCGTGAGCAAGAGATATACATAAAGGCGCAGAAAAGCAAAAATGTTACTCAACAGACGTAAAAGTTATAAATTGTGAAGCAAAAGAAAACAAACGTTACAAAGTGCTGATAATCACATATTTATTATTAGCTTTACATGGTAAAATTAATTACAAGAGCAATGAAAGAGTAAAGAAAGAAAGGAGATTTTGAAAATGTATAATAACTATGATTATCCATTAGGTGCAGACAATTCCTCTGCACCTTGGAACCAAGTAGAAAATTCAGAAATAGAGCGTGATTGTGAGGTCACAGAAACCATTACAAGAAAAGTTACTCTCTCTACTAATGACTATGTGGAAGAGGACGATTGGGATGATGATTTGGGAAAGTGTCTTTCTACAGATACTTCTGATACTGACTGGAGTGAAGAATACGGCAACCAAGAGTACACGGCTTTGGAACTTATCGATAAGCTGAAAGAATATGTCAAAGAAGATATTAAAAACACATCATCCAATTCAAGTAAGGGTAAAGAATTGCAAAGACTGTTGTCTGCTTGCAATGGTTGGAAACAAGTAGATTTGGAAGTTAGAGAAGAATAAAAGTTAAATATTATGTAACTACTTGATTTTTAGATAGTTATATTTGGTCAATCCGAATAAAATGACTACCTTTACATCATCAAAATAATAATAACAATTAAAACAAAAGAGCAATGAAGTCAATTAGAAATTACGTTATTGGGAGTATGTTTTTATCTCCATTTATTATTTGTTTAATAAGTGACAGCTTACCTCTGATAATCGGAGGTTGTGTCTATCTCGTTTTGCTTCTTCGGTTTACTCCAAAGAGATGGAAAAGACGGTTTCTTATGGCAAGTGCAAGGTATTCAAAAATTTTAGGTTAGACGGTTAAATTACAAGAATTATGAAGTACGAGTTAAACAAAGAGCACTTGGTGGAAATATTTTCTACTGCAACGTTTGGAAGTGATTGGCTTGAAATTAAACGGCCGAAAGCACTCAACCACTTGGTCAAGGACGAGAGCGAAACACGTGAAGAAAAGTGGGCTGATGTTCTTCTTGGTGGCGGAAAATTGACGGCTTTCGTATATGACGACGAAAATCCATTACGAATAACTTTTTCTTTGGAAGAAATGGAAAAAGGCTTCAAAAAGTTTATCAAGGAATGTCCGCAAGATTATACAGATCTCGTGAATGGAGATAGTGATTATTACACTGCGAGTAATCTAATGCAATGTGTTTTACTTGGAGAAGTAGTGTTTGGTTAAATCAAGGAGCAATGAAATACAATCAGAAAAACGAAGAGGCTTACCAAGCTATTTATCATCCATTGTTTGATAAACTGAATTGTGGGAAATTCTTTCCAAACATTCCTGCTATCAAAAATAAAATAAGAGAATTGAGCCACCGTATGGATATTCTCTGTACCAGAGCCAATTTCGCTAAAGACCTTGAAGAAGTCTACAAAATAGAAGATAGACTTGATGCATTAAGAGGTCAGAATCGAGCATATCAGGACATTTTGAAATATGTTAACAAACGAATTAAAGAAACAAAATTAGCGAATAAATAAATCATACAATTATGAGTGAATATGCAACAAGAAAAATAGATAATACTGAGTTCAAGATAGGAACTTGTGAGGATATGTTCAAATGCCGTTACGACCAGTTAGGCGAAATTACTTATCCATATATGTCTTATAACCTTTATTGGAGAATCCCTACTCCTGACGAAGATGGAACTTTGCCTGGCGATTACAACTATTCGCTTTTGCAAGAGGATGGTCATATTCCTTGGAAATTAATGATTGATACAAGCAAGTTTAGCAATGACGATGTTGCAGGCATGAAGCAATCGGGCACAATCCAACTGAATGAACCGAAGATGGGGCTTCTTGTAAATATTCGTTGTCCACATGGTCTTCCAATGGAGCAGTTCAAAATCGACAAGAAGAGCACTGTTATCTCAATGGGATACAATGGGCGCAAAGATACACTATATCTAAAAGGTTTAAAGAATGAGCCAAGAGAACTGAAAGTACTTGTTGAATGTTCCGCCTGCGGGTGTATGTGGTCTTTCACTTTCAATGAAATAGAACCGATGATTGAAAGTATTTGGATGCGCCTACGCTTGCTCCATCAGATATCATATTACCACTATCGGCAAAGCGAAGAAAAGGTCGAATTTTCTGTAAAAGTAAATGTCGGAAAGGATTGTTATGCCACTATCTGTTCTATCGGCAAAGACAGATACTTGGTAAAGAAAGATGAGTATGCAAAAGCCGATGCTCCTTGGCATATAGCTTTAGTTGAATTCATTAAGCTTTTGCCAAGAACGTCAGACTTCGATATTGATGATACTGATGCAAGAATGTCAAAGTTATACAATATTGCATCACAGGCAGAAGAAATGAGAAGAAACCTCAATAACATTTAAGATAAGAGCAATGAAAGAATTTGAAGTTTTGATTACAGAAACCTTACAAAGAAAAATTAAGGTACAAGCATCCGATTTTATTGATGCACAGAATAAGGTTAGAGAAAAGTATTTGCAAGAGGAAATAGTTCTAAATGCTGATGATTTTCAAGATTATACGATAGAAGCATTATGAAAGTTATAGTAGAAAGAACAAGCTTGTTTGGAGGTAAAGAAAAGCCTATTGATGAAGCTGTGCTTGTAAACAGAACATTGCATTATCAAGAAAGAAGAACTGTATCTTCTCTAAAAGAGGCTAAGACAATGCGATGGTATAAAGAATGGATTTCGTCAGGTTCTAATCATCGTGAGGAAAACGGATACGTAGTAAGAGATTGTGAAGTTGAGGCGAGTGTCTGGGAAGTAGAAATTGGAAGTCTTAACGATATTGTAGGTATATTCAAAAAATATGGTGATATAATTATTGAAGAAAATATTTATTCCGAATATGACTTCAAAATAGAAATTTACGATACATACAGAGAATAATTATGAAAGCAACTGACAATTTTAAGCGTACTATCCAAGAATACTTGGATGTACGTGCAAAGACAGATGAGTTATTTGCAAAGTCATACGCAAAGCCAAACAAAAGTATTGATGAATGTATCACATACATTCTTAACGAAGTTCAGCGTAGTGGTTGTAACGGCTTTGATGATGATGAAATCTACGGAATGGCTGTTCACTACTATGATGAAGATAACTTAGATGCTGGTAAGAAGATTAACTGCAAAGTTGTCGTTAATCACGTCGTAGAACTTACTGAAAAGGAAAAGCAAGATCTGAAAGACAAGGCTCGTAACGACTTCTATACTGAACAGCTTGCCAAGCAACGTGAGAGTTTGAAGCCTAAGAAGAAAGTTGAACAAAAAGTTGTAGAACAATCACTTTTTTGACCTATGAAGCCAAGAAATAAGATACAAAGGGAGGCTGTGGCATTAAGCGCTACACTCCCACCTATCACTGACAAACAAAAGGAATGGGGTATTACTCATTCCTACACGGCAAAAGAAATGAGCCGAAACCGTAGTATTTACCGCTACTTCGTTATCTCATCCCGTGTCAAGGATTGGCAAGTATGTCGGTTCTTTCAAGCACGGAAAGTAAAGCAAGACTACTCTGTGATAGAGCCAGTGCGTTTATGGTTTAATACTGACGGACACATGGAAATCGAGGCTATGAACAGATTTTGCATGAGTAGCAGAATAGATAGTTGGATAATTGATAGCGACTTATCATTAAAGCAAGCCCCTTTGCCTTACAGAGATTATACTCAATTACTTCAAATATCCGCATCGAAAGTCACATCAATGCTCCCTATTTTAAAGCGCAACGGCTTAAAAGGGAGTTTCCATAATATGCAACCACGTGACGTTATAGAAGGGCTGTTAAAAAATAACATCTTTGAAACTCTTTGGAAATGCAAGCAGTTTTCTCTTTTACGAGCTTTTGCTTACGACTATAACAGAGATTATAACGATGCTTCCAAGATGGCTGCTGTAAAGATTGTTTTACGGCATAATTATCACATCAAAGATGGTCGTATGTGGATTGATATGGTAAATATGCTTAAAAGAGCTCATAAAGATTTTAGGAATCCTAAGTTTATTTGCCCTATTAGTTTGAAAGTAGGTCATGATAAAACAATGGACTTATGCAATAAGTACGAAGAAAAGCAAAGGAAGATAAAAGAACGAATGGAGCTGCTCGAAGATCAGGAAGCAGTAAAAGCATATGAAGTTGCACGTAAATGTTTTATAGGGATGGTAATTTCTAATGGAAATGTTGTTATACAAGTTTTGCCTACGGTCAAAGATGTAGAACAAGAAGGCAAGGCTATGCATCATTGCGTATTTACCGGCAAGTATTACAAACGATTAGATAGCTTACTATTAACCGCAAAGGTTGATGATGAGCGTGTAGAAACTATTGAGGTAGATTTGAAACACTATCAATTAGTGCAATCTCGTGGCGTATGTAATCAGAATAGTAAGTATCATGATGAAATAGTGAGTCTTGTAAATAAAAACATGAACATAATCAGGAAATTTAATAAAGCAGTATAATATGGACAAAGAAAAAGAACTTGAACTAAAAGTAAAGATGTTCTGTGAAGCAATCCGCTCGACAGTTTATGAGGAAACTTATGATAGAGTCAGAAATGTTGCAGGATTGGTAAATGAAGCCTTTGACATTCTGAAACAACGCACTGATAATTGTTAAAATATAGTTAAATGGCAGGATTTTTCAGCCAAATTTATTTGAATTTCAAATAATATTATTACCTTTACAAATAATTACAAGAATATGAAAATATACACATCATACTTCGGTAATAGCAGGAAATTGCAACAGGCAGGAATTAAGGTTGTAGGAATATCACTTTATCCGCCACGTTGGTTCAATGGAATATCTCTGAAGCAAGTAGCCCCAACGAAAAGTATTCTTTTTGCAAATGGGCAAACGCAAGAAGAATATACACGACGATATCGGTCGGAAGTTCTTTCTCAGCAAGATATGAAGCAGTTCTTAAAAACAGTAGAGCAAGCAAGTGGAGGGCAAGACGTTGCTCTTTGCTGTTACGAAAAGCCAGAGGATTTCTGTCATAGACACATATTGGCAGACTGGATAAAAGAAAAGCTTGGTATAGAAATATTAGAATATGGATATACTCCAAAGAAAGAGCCAGATTATATACAAGGATCACTCTTTTAACCACATAATGACAAAGCGGAAAGACGCTTGACGTTCGGACAGACGATAATGCGCAAATAGCTCAATGGTAGAGCGTTGTCTTTCCATGACAAAGGTTGGTGGTTCGATTCCACCTTTGCGCTCTATATGCGGAGATAGCTCAGTTAGTTAGAGTGCATCCTTTCCAAGGTTGAAGTCGTAGGTGCAAATCCTACTCTCCGCTCAAATGTGTATTAAGAAATACATGGCTCATGAATGTATCAGTAATAGGGACGGGAAACATAGGAGTAGCAATAGCTACAGATTTATCAATTAATGGGCATAAAGTTTCGCTCATTAAAACATCAGAAATAAAGTCTGAAACATATGATAGACTTTTAAGAAACAAGAATCGCGTTTATCTTAAAGAAAACGGCACATATACGGAAACAATAATAAACGATGTTTCCAATGATTTAAGTGAGATAGCTAAGGCAGATGTCGTTATAGTAACTATACAAAGCACATATCACGAAGATTTAATAAAAAAAATATCCCAGTATTTGAATAATAATCAAGTAGTAGTCGTGGTATGCAGCTATATGTCCTCATTCTATTTCTCGAAGTATTGTCTGGAACTGCCAATGATTGCGGAAACAACAGGACCATATTTGGAGGGGCGTGTTGAATTGGAGGATAAGGCAAATGAAGTTGTATTCAGGGTCGGTTGCCGACTTACACGAAGTCCTTTATCAGTATTCAGCGAAACAAGAAAAAAGGAGTGTATGGAGAAACTGCAATCTCTTTATAGAGGTTTCTCTGACGACTATACTGTTATCGAGTCGGCTTTGCTTAACCCTAATATGGTACTTCACACTGTAGGTGCTATCATGAGTATCCCTCGCATAGAGTTTAGCGATGGTAATTTCTGTATGTATCGGGAGGCATACACACATAAGAATAAAGCAACTTTGAACATCATGGAGGAATTAGACAAGGAAAAAATGATTATCCTTGATGCTCTTGGTGGAAGAAAGATAAATATATACGAAGCTGGCGGTTTCCTTGGCAAAGACCCTTTAGAGAGTTTTTTCAAGTATTCAGAATCATCTGATAGAGCGATAAGTCCAACGTCTATCCACTCACGATATATTACAGAAGATGTATCGCAGGGACTTGTACTATTGGAGGATATTGCACTGAGATTAGATATTATGTCCCCTATAACCTCTGCTCTTATAAGTATTGCAAGCGTAGCTTTGGGAGAAGACTTTAGAGTGAAAGGCCGCACGTTAGAAAAACTCGGTGCTTATCAATATATCAAACACCTGAAATATCAAAGATGGAAGAAGCATTAAACGACATAAAGACACGAACCTTTGGTGTTGAGATTGAAATGTGCAATCTTGATAGGTCTAAGGTTGTTTTACCAGAGGGGTATTCGTGGAGTAAGGACGAAGAAATTGTTAACACAGATGGCTCGTCAAACAAGAAGTTTGGAGGAGAGGTAAATACCCCTCCTCCAAACATTTGTAGTCTAAAGGATTTACATGGATTACGCAGCGTTTATGAATCAATGGCGAAAGCTGGTGGTAAAATCAAATGGACTGTTTACACTCACGTACATATATATGCAGGGGATTTGTCAGTAGAGCAATTGAGAAAAGTATTCTTGTTTTTTTATATTTGTTATCCATACTTTAAAAGATATGCAAAGATATCGAAATGGGATGAAATGGTCTCTATTTTGATGCCTCCGCCAACTGACAAGTATTATCAAGGAGTACTCAATGCTCAGACTTTTAATGATATACGAGAGCTATTCACTAATCAATCAAAGAAAGGTTTTATTCGTCATGCAGTTAACATATCTGCTCTATTCAAGACTAAGACGATAGAGTTTAGAGCATTTCATGGTACAGATGATTTCTATTCAGCATTGAATTGCATCTTCTCAGTGTATAGAATGTTTTATTATGCTGTAAATCATGATATACAGGATTTCACTAAAATATCATCATACGATGAGTTTAAGGTGGTAACAAATCTTAAATATGACGTCCCAGAAGAACTTGTACCTCTTATTTACCAAGGTAACCCTTATAGTAATATTGAGACGTTTCAGTCAAAATCATTGCCCTATAATTCAAAGCAGGCTTCGGCATTATATGAGGCTATGAAAAAGAACGAGCATAAAGATATATGTATTGTTAACGGCTTTATGTATTACTATGAGTTATTTTTCTTTGAGAAGCTTAACATTTCAATATATTGTCAAGATCCGTATTGCCATTTACTATATTTGATAGCCAATAGCAAGGTGGCTCTGACTTATAGGGACAAACTTGGATGGCTGGAAGATTACAATGATAAAACAACAAAAAGACAGCTTGCCCTTGCTCTATATGCGGCAAGTTTGCAAAAGTTCTTTATGAGCAAAAGTGCGAGAAATGATGCAATCTTCAAAGCTCTGAGAATTAAGGCAAATGAATCTATCGAGAAAACGGAGAAAGCTAACGAAAGATTACTTAAAATGCTGACGACCTGCGAATATCACGTAGGAACATTGCAAGACGCAATTAACTGCAAAAAGGTCGTTTTCTTTAACTATGGCAAGGATAAGAAGCAAAAACGTACATTTAAACTCATACAAGAGAATAGTGATTTAGATATTGATTTTTCTGTTTCTCGTAACGAGTATTACAAATTAGTGGAAAGTTTGCCTAAAGACACGTTCTTTTATTTTATCAGCAACAGCCCATTTTTAAGCAATATGCACAAGTTGGCAATGTTCAACAGTTCGGTTGGAGATAGATGGTCTGCGGGTAGATTTCTCTATTGTAATAAGCCAAGTAGAATAAGTGAAGTTAACACTTCGTATAAAGAAAATCACATTGAGATTAACGAGATAGTTCCCCCAGATGACTTAGAAATAAACAATCATAAGAATCTGAAAGTAGTAAGGGTAAGTCCAGATTATTTATTATGCTTGCAGAAAAAATATATCAATAAAGTCGATATGGTAAGCAAGTGCACTTATGCCTTTGTTGTCATGTATGACAAATATACTCTTGGAGGTTTTGGATTCACATTACCGCAACACAAGGGATATGACTTATTCCAATTGACAGATTTTTGCACTAACAATGCAATTCCAAGATTAAGTAAGTTGATATTGTTCTGCATACAAGAGTATTCTGTACAACGAGAGCTAAGCAGGAGGATGCACAAACTCGTAGAAAAGGTTATTTCTTGTGCTTATACCCACAAACCTGTTAGCATGAAGTATAGAGGTGTATATACGAAAGTAAAAGACCATTGCACTTCGTCATACCTTGCTTATGAGGGAACCCTTGGCAAGTATGCAAATAACAAGGAGGTAATTGATAGATACCAAAAACTATTGAATAATGGAAACGGAAAATAGGTGGAAATACGAAAAGGTTGATATTAACCTTATAGACGAGGCTGATATGAACGCAAACGAAATGACTGGCGAAGACTTTGCTCAGTTGTGTGACAATATTGGCAAGTCAGGATTAAGTAGTGTGCCATCATGTTACAAAAAAGAGAATGGGCGATTTGTAATGATAAGTGGGCATCATAGGTTACGTGCTTGCAAGAAACTACATTACAAAACTATCGGTATATTGTATTGCTTGGAAAGTGAGCTGAGTAATGATGAGATAATAGCAATACAGCTTTCTCATAACTCACTTCATGGGCATGATAATACGAGCATATTAAAGAAGCTATTTGAGCAGATCCAGTCTGTTGATTTCAAACAGTTTGCCCATGTAAATATCGACGAGATTGCTCCTGTAAGCACAGACGGTATCAGTGTTTTTGCACTGAAAGAGAATTTTGTCTTTACGGTTATTCTATACCCAGATTCGTTTGGAAATTTGGATGAACTACTTGGCGATATTCGTGAGCAGGCAAGCAAGAGTGATGCTCTTATTCTCGCAAATGAAAAAGAAAATGAGAGATTGCTTTTGAAACTGCAAACAGAGATAGGAAAGCAATATGACATAAAATCCCCAAGTATAAGTTTTGCAAAGTTATTAGAGCTTGCAAGTGAACGTTTAACAGAAATCAAGAAAGGCAATGATTTGGTCAATAGTAAGTAAAAATGAAATGGATAACTACGGCACAAGTAATGTGTTTAAGTTCTATCGTGAAGCTTTGGGAAGAGATAGTATTAAACTTGCTGTAGTCGACGAAACAGATAGTCTTGATTTCGTTTCTAAAGATGATATTGTTTTGCTTAGGACAGCAAGCAAACTACTTGTTGATACTATACGAAAGAAAGGAGTTAAAACTACGGCAGAAGACTTTGATGTGTATTCCCTTGCAGATGATAAATTGCAGATGAATAGATTTCTTCTAAGTAAAGGTATTCTTGCTTCACAGCACCGTTCTCTTTGTAATATAAAAGATGGTGTAGTATATTTTGTTAAACCACGTTTCGGTAGCGATAGTAAGGGTGTTACAGAAAGGAGTATTTGCACTTCAAGAGAGGATGTTGTAAGACAAGTTGCTGTAATCAACCGTACTTGTAATGGTAATGCCGTTATAGAAAATTTTATTGACGGGAAAGAATACACTGTTTCAGTTTTAAATATCGGTGGGTATATATATTGTTTTCCTAT